GTTGCTGTTATAAGCAACGCAGCAGGTAATGGTGTAATTCAACTTGCATCGAAAGGTGCTCTTGCCGATTGTCTCAAACTCCATGTAGGGAGAATCCGGAACGACGACAACAGCCGGTGCTGGTATCTGTTCTGGAACATAACTAAATACATTCGCAGCAACACCAGATAGGGCTGTGGCAAGAGGAGTACGAACTGCTGAAAGAATAGTGCTCGGCATTATTGAGCCATCGTTTCAACATCGATGTATGGTCCAAGTAAACCGACCACACGATTAAACAAGCTGCGTCCCATACGATAAGGAGACGGAGCGAAATCTACGCCTTCAATTTGTCCGCCTGGAGCAGTACGAGATTGGAATACTTCAACTGAAACTACAATGATCGCTGATTCCACCGCTGAGACTCCAACATAAGTTGAAGCGCCTGTAAGTGTTGCGGATCCGCTAGGGATGACATTGCGTTCGAGGACATCGGCGTTAGTGATGTTTGCTGTAAATGTGTATGCATCGACATCAGCATTGATTGTTCGAGTGCCGTTAAATGGTGTTCCGCATCCAGCGATGACAACTGATTGTCCCTCGGTAAACTCATGGATGCCTACTGTCTCAAAGGTTGCGACATTATCAGTCAGCGAAACCTTAGCGATTGGTGCTGCAAAAGTCGTAAGTAGAGGCAAGATAACCGCCTCGGATGTGTCGATGATGTCATCGAGGTAAGCGTCATTGTAAAGAGCAGACGAAACACCAAGCACCGTTCTCAACTGTGCAGCTGTGATAATACTTGGCATTTCGTCCTCTCTAAACAACTGCCGGGGAGATCGGGAGCAACCCCCCCGGCATGATTAATTAAGCGTTCTGATTTAGTGTGAACGCACCGCCAGCAGTCAAAGTAACTGCTGAGCCATAGCCGTAGTAACCAACTTCAACCTGTCCTGTACCAACAATGTTAGTACGGAGTTGTAGAGGTCCGGCACCTTCGTACCATGTAAACGCTTCACGGTTTACCATGATGATTGAATCGTCGCCTGTACCTGAGATGTATGGATCTACATAGACAGGAAGTCCCATTACTGAACCAACAGCAGACCCTGGCTCTACTACGCCAACGCCGTTCTGTGAGTTACCAGCAACATTGAATAGTGGACGCTTTGATGAATCTGTCAAAGCGATTAGTGCTGCCCATTGGTCAGGAGTCACAATGATTCCTGTTGGGAAACGCTTTGTTGCGTTGTAGATAGATGCTGCACCGCGTGAGATGTAACCAGCAAACTCATCTCCATCAAATGGAAGTGTGATTACTGTTGAGTCAAGTGTTCCAGCCTGTAGTGCTGTAACCATTGCTGTATCTGTTGCCTTTGCGTATGCGTTAGCCATTAGGCGAACCAACTCGTCAAAGAATGCTGGTGATGTGCGATCTAGAACTTCTACATCGAACTTCTGCATTCCTGCGTACTTGGCGACTGAACATGAAACATATTCGATTTCAGTCTGAGTATCTGAGAAGGCACCCTTTTCAGCAGCAGCAGCTACTGTTGGCGCTGTCTTGATGCGTGGGATTTCAAAAGTCATTCCAGCAGCTGGAAGTACTGCATTACGAACTGCTGAAATTGCAGGACGAATGTTTGTTGTCTTTGGATCCCAAATAGTTGTGAGTTGTGGTGTTGGTACAAGACCAGCAACCTCAGTTGTTGTTGTATCTGATGCAGCAGCAACATACAACTTAGATGACTCGTCGCCCATTGCTGCGCGAACTGAGTGCTCTAGGTATGAGCCTGCTGAGATGATAGGTGTACGAACGCGCTGTGAGTTAAGCGGATGAGATGTCGCCTTAACTTCAGCCTTAGCAGCTTCAACCGTCTCGGTTGATACTGCCTCTGAAACGGTTTCTGACACTAGGTCGTCTCCTTCTGTCTTAGGTTCCTCGATCTGAGGTTCCGGGGTTGATTCGGTTGCAGCTGTGCCAGGGTTCTCGGCTGCTGCTACCTTTTCCACTTCAGCACCTGGGATTGCTCCATCAGTTACTAGTGAAACTTCAATTAAGTTAGATGCAGAGATAGCCATAACGCCGTCCTTGTTTTCCCAAGCATCTACTTCAACACCAACGCTGAAATCTGAACGAAGTCCAGTTGCAGCTTCCTCGAGTGCATCATTGCCAGCGTTTGTCTTAGCAATACGAAATGAGGCTGTGATGCCTGTATCGTCTTGAGACCACTCAACAAGTTTGCCTAGAGGTTTGGTTTTGTTATGTTCTAAAACTAGTTTTGTATTTTTGCCAAAGTTAATTGAGTTAGGCAAAAACTTTGTGCGACCAGCAGAGGTGTTACCTTCTGCGTCCCATTGCACAATGCGACCTGCGATGATGCGTGATTCTGCATCTGACGCAGTAATTGAAACTGGCATTGTTATTTTCATGATAACAAGTCCTCCTGTTGTCTGATTTCATCAACGCTCATCGCGCCAATTCTGTTTAGGATCTCGTAAACCTGAGCGCGTTCTAAAGGATTGCCACGAAGGAAATCGTCTAGTGCATAGCGCACCTCGTTGCCTTGACCGACGAAATCCGCCATTGAGATTCGCTGTTCAATCGCAGTCAAGATCGGACGCAAAGAGAAATCAACAAGTGAACGACGCTCTGAGATTGCGTTTGAATAAGTCATCGAGGTTGTTTCAGCAGATGCAAAGTAAGCAGGCAATCCAGCAGCTCTACATAATTCTAAAGCGACATACTGACGCGCTTCGTTGAGTTGCAGTTTGTTTGGATCAATTCCCATAGCCTGCAATTCGACATCGGCGTTCAGAAATGCTGTGCTCCGAGTTGTGCGGGCTACGCGCCAGGCTTCAAGCAGTTTGCCAATACGCTCGCTAGTAAGATTTGTTCCGTTTGACTTTAGAACCATCATTGGTACTGGCTCTTTAGCAAATGCTTCAGATGCGTTTTCTAATGCAACAGCTGCGCGAATCGTACGACCTGCGCGAGATAAGAATCCTTCATCAAGTCCGTTAAATACAACAAGAGATGCAATACCCATTGAAGGAACTGCAACGCCATCAACCATGTAACCGATAATCTCAGTTTGGTTTGCGTTTGTATTAAATGAAACGCGATCTGGTGAAACGCGTGTCCATTCTTGGATTCGTCCATCTGCATACATTGACATTACTTGTCCATACGCCACGCCGTGGAATAACAGATCCTCAGCAATGTACGCATAGATAGATGATCCGGGAACGCGTGAATCAGGTTGGTTAATTACGCGATTGGGTTCAACTCGTACCCCGGAAGATTTAATTCTTTGCTCTAGTGGCAAAGATGCAACAGTCGAGCAAATGATGTTGCGCGCTCTTGCGATTGTTGGAACTGCCATCGCTTGTTGGCGACTAGCAGATGCCAAAGGATAAAAATAGTTTTGCACCGAGTTATTGAAAGGTGCTGGAGTCGCAGCTGCATCAACCGTCAAAGTTTGCGGTTCAGGAGCCTTCGCGAATAAGTCTCTAAGTGCCATTAGCATAAAATTATAGCATAATCAACCCAACACGATGTCCACTTCGGTGTCTGGTCGTGTCGCAAAGTGACTGACCATAGCCATTCCAACAGTTGCGCAGATTGTAGCTGCTGAGGCTTTTCTGCCCAAGTACCAGCCACCATCTTTGAAAGGCAATTTAACAGCCGATAAGACTTGCTTATTTAATTCGACTTGATTGCCATGAACTAGGCGCTGGGAGGTAATTGCCGACAACATTTCGTCACAAGCCTGACCATAAATAGCGCCATCGATTGGAGTGGTCGGAATACCTGCTGGGATGAGACGGGAAGCAACTGCACCTGCGGTCTGACGAGAATATGCAACAGTTTCGACTGAGTACTTTCGTGCCCATACCGCAATGCTGTTAGCAAGGTCTTTATCGTCAATATTTACTGGATTCGAATATGTTTCCAGTAACACAACGCAGAACTTGTCCCCATCAAGCCTCTGCGCTGCCATAAGTGCAGCTGCTTTCCTGTCCGGTGAAAGATCGACCGCCATCCAAGTTGGTTGCTCCCGATCCAGAGCGAGCGTACCCTCAGACGCGCACTCTGTCCAACTTGACGGATTGATGGCTGGGTTGATCTGACTCACCCATTGACAAAGCAACTCTGTGCGAATAATAGATTCATCATCCGACATTGCGCTTTTAAGATTATCTATGTGGATTGTATATCCAAGGCTTGGGTTGGCTTGTTGCCATCCCTTCATATCATCGATTGGGCAACCTGGCTCGGCGCTCCATTCAAACCAACCAATCGGATCATCTGAACCAGCAGCAGCTGCAAGACCGCGCTCGCGCATACGATTCAGGATTACGGAATGTTGGTCTCCGGCATTGGAATACATAATGGCTTGAGGATTTTTTGAAGCCATCTGGGTAAATCGAAGTGATGCCCAGACTTCATCATCCTTATATTCACGGACTTCATCCAGATGAATTACATCCGGCGCTGCGATACCGCGAGCAGCTGAGTTATTGGCTCTTACCAGGTATCGAGTGCCATCATTGAGTTTAATCTCTTGGCTTCCTTTGGTTTCGTACTTCTTTACAAACCGAGTCACAAGTTGTTCATTGGCTTGAATGATCTCATCGATTTTCCAAAAGATTTCAGATGAGGTTGTGAGTTTGTGGGCTGTGTGAACCTGTAAACGCTCACCCCAAAGGAACATACCAGCCAGGATTCTCAGCTGCATGAAGGTAGATTTACCATTTTGACGAGCAATAATTACGCCGATTTCGTTGTGATACCAGCGCCCATCAGGCTTAACTCGGTGCATCTCCATAGCCAGAAGTTTTTGCCAAGGTAGCAGTTTGAAGGTCTCACCAGTCACCGGATCAATCAATTTCTCACAAAAGTCAATCATTTCCTGTCCGCGAGAGGGTAAATCGACCGCTTTTGACCTAATACGGGGTTCTGTCGCCCCTAGGTAAGCCGTAGGAGGCTGTTCTAAGCCTGTTTGAGGGTTTGTAGTCATATCTAGTCGGTACTCTCCTGATAGTGGCTTATTGAGCCGTTTTTGGGGGCAAAAGATCCAA